ACGTCAATACCAGCGGGAATATGACGAGGACAAGAAGACATTTAGGCAGTCACCCAGGCACGATTGGACCAGCCACCCGGCAGATGCTTTCCGTATGCTGGCGATTGCATGGCGCGAAGAGCCAAAGATTGCACGACCTGACCCTGATAAACAACTCTATGTGGGCGACCAGAATCAGGCTACACTTAACGATATTTGGTCATCCTACAAACCAAACAGGAGCACACGATTATGAGTGGAGTAGAAAACCCGTACCGTTATCAATACGAAACCGTAGCAGCCAGCCAGACAGCACAAGTACTGGGCGGCACAGGCGCAACGGGTGATTATGTACACAGGCTAATTATATCAGTAGTCACAGCGGCATCATCAGGCGTGACATTGATAGATGGCAGCACTTCGATTGTCCTACTGACAGCAGCCGCAAGTAACGTACTGGGCGTCTATTCGATTGAAGTCGGTGCAATATCATCAACCGGACCGTGGAAGATAACCACTGGCGCAGGTGCAACGGTGATGGCTATAGGTATATTCTCAGCTTGATAGCGTGTGTGCTGAAGTCAGGCGGTGACTTTAACGAGCCGCACGTTTACGCACTTCAGAAGATGTGCAGTAAGTATATGCCAGGCGAGAGGTTTGTGTGCCTGACGGACCTGACGCTAGACTGCGACACTATTCCGCTAACCGGAGGCTGGGACGGGTGGTGGTCCAAGATAGAGTTGTTTAAGCTAGATGCAGCCGTCTATCTGGACTTGGACACTATACTGGTCGGAGACTGTACCGAGATGCTAGAGAAAGCGAGGCAGCATGAGTTTGTGATTATGCGGGATGTCTACAGAGGCAAGCATAGTCCGATGGCCATGCAGTCTAGTATCATGTGCTGGACTAAATCGCATAAGTCCATTTACCTGATGTTTCAGCAGGAAAAGATGCGGCCAGAGGGCGATCAAGAGTACATCGAGTACGCGATGGCCGGTAGACCAGTGACATACTGGCAGGATATTACAGACGGCGTGGTATCCTTTAAGCAAGACGTATTACCTAACGGACTGAAAGACAGCGATAAAGTAGTAATATTTCACGGTAGACCTAGACCCTGGGAGCAGACGAAATTAGTTTATGAAAATCATTGACGGATACGCAGTCCCAGACCTTGACGAGTGTTGCTATGACGCGGCGCGGACCGAGGTGGCTGACCTTGCTGTCTCGATGGCTTTTTGTCAGCAGAAACGTGCTGTGTTTCAAGCCGGTGGTAACTTCGGTATCTTTCCGTTAGAGCTGGCCAAGTATTTCGACATGGTGTACACGGTAGAGCCGGACATGGACAACTATCGCGCATTGAAGCAAAACATAGCCAACTCCACTAAAATCATAACAATGCGGGCAGGGCTTGGAAGTCGTGACGGACGCGCAGCAATGGACAGGGCAGAGCCTACTAACTGCGGTGCTCACATGATTAAACAAGGCGATGAATTCGACATCATTACGATAGACAGCTATAACTTGACAGACTGTGACTTTATCCAGCTTGACGTAGAAGGCTCGGAGCATGACGCGTTACTCGGAGCGATTGACACGATAGAATTGACGCGCCCAGTAATTACGCTGGAGATGAAAGGACTTGGCGAGCGATACGGGTATACGGACCAAGACACGATGAATCTACTTGCCAGCTTAGGCTACGCGGTGGCTGGCCGAGTTAACCGGGATGTGATATTCACTTATGGCTAATAGACCTAGCATGGGATTTGGCACAAAGGTATTAACCCAATTGGCAGACAAAGTGCTGATGGGAGTACCTAAAGCAATTGCAATGGGCGCAAAAGCCAAGATGGGACTAGGAAATTATCTGGAAAAAAAGATAATTGAAGCATCCTTGGAAAAAGGAATGTACAACAAAGAAAATTACAATAAAGACACTTCAATCTTACAGCCCGTATCAACCGAAGGTAATCCTGAGTTTATACCTTTTGTTAAAACTGACCAAGGTTACGAAGGCAGGTTGCCTGGCATTGCAGGTGACGCATACAACGCATTTATCGCACCCGGCAGGTCAATAACTGACCCTAACTTTAACGCACCAGAAGAAGCCGTTAACATGGGATTAAACTTGATGGGTGGCGGTACGATATTTGGCAAAGTACCGCCAGGCGCACTTGCTATGGGCGCAATACGCAAGGAAAATGCACCGCAAATACCTAAAGAGCCAAAGCAGCTTGGCATGATTGCTGACGATGTGCTTGCACAAGGAAATAAACGAATTCAAGAAATAGGCAGCTTAGTCCCGCCTGTCCAAAAAGTAACAGGGATTGAGCAAACACCATCTATGGGCATCAACACTGATACACCATCGTGGATGCGTCAAGCAGAGGACATAAAGAGAAGAAGGGCAGCGGGTGAAAGCATAACGGGTAAAGATTTTATGTTTCCTGGTGACCCTGATTTGAGGGCGGAGGCAATCATAGCGCACTTTGGACAAGTCCCGTCTGGTGAAAGAAAGATGCTTGATGTGGCAAATATGCTCCAAGAACATTCTGAAAAAATGCTGAAGGGATTTGATGTTACTGATGTCGGTATCCATTCAAGACGTTCAGCCGCAGAGACTGTTGACGCACTTATGCGAGCGCCAGAAAATCAAGCATGGTATGGGAAAAGTATATTGGAAACGCAATCCCAAGCAGCGTTAAAACATAAAGAATTATTAACAGACCGTAATGCGCTTAGTAGATTTAATTATGCTCTTGCGGTAACAAGCAACGGTATTGCTGTGGACACCAATACTGGACTAGCAATGAGGGCGTATGACACTTGGAAAAAAACAGGAAAAATGCCTGAAGACATTGGTATTGGCGAGAGGTCAGGACCAATAAATGATGCAATGAAGTTTTGGAATCAGAGTGTTGAAAAATTTGGCGAAGACAATTTTATCAAGTTTTTGAATAGCGATTTTACTCCTGCAGAAATGAGGTCACTAGGCTACACAGTAGACGCTACCGGACCAAATAAGGTAAAAGGCAGCGCAGTGCTTGGACCAAAAATAGGCGCAGCCTTTTTTCAAAATTTAGAAGGTAACTTCAATCCGTTCACGCTAGATATGTGGATGAGAAGAAACTACGGAAGAGGCGCAAAAAGCGTCCTTGAAACAAATCCTGAAGTTACTAGAAAAGCTGCAATGCGGTTTGAAGAATCGCTCAATACTGACGCTGGTCTTGCTAGAATGGAGGAAATACTTGGCGAAAGCTTGGAAGGCGTAAGAGGTTCGCCTGAAATGTACAACAAAATTGCTGCTCGTGTTTTCAATAAATGGGGTACAACAAAAAGCTTAGACCCAAAAACAGGCAAAATGGCTGGCTATCCAATGACTGGGATTAAAGAGCAGGACGAGGCAATGAGGGCATCCAGGGAGCTGGCAAAGTCCATGCTGCCGGTTGGAGATTACACGCCAGCAGAAAGAAATTTACAAGAAAAGGCACTTTATGATGCTGTAAATTACATGAAAGCTGCAGGATTTGATATACTACCTGCTGATATGCAAGCTTTAATGTGGGGTCACGAACAGGACTTATGGCGGTCACTTGGTTCTAGAACTAAAGAAACTCCCGATTATTCTAGCGGCATGAAAAAATTATTAGAAGGAGAGAATTATGGAGCAAAACAACTTGCAAACGCCAGGAACAGGGCAACCACAGGAAAATCCGCAATTGGCACTAGCGCAGGCACTTTTGCGCCAACAGAACAGCGAAACTGGGCAGCAGACATTATCAGCGCAGACGTTAGGGCCGCCATCTCCGGCAATATTAGAAATAATGGAGGAGCTGGGATACTCACGCGAAGAAGCGGAAGAACTAGCAGACACAACTTAAGTGACGGCACTCAAGCTGTCATTCAGCCCAAGGACATAAAGGCAAATTATGCCCTGCCTCGCAAATTTACAGATAAATTCAAAACGCATGGTTTAGGTGCGCCTGCTGTCCAAGAGCTAAAAAACACTAGCGATACCCTTAGAGTGTTTCAGGACGCATCCGCACAAGCTCAAAAGCTACGAGGAGACATTGGTTATTCGGTAACAGTTTATAGCGACCCGCAGCAGTATAAAAACAAACGTAATTTCCTTACTGAAGACGGCACGGCTGGTTTTTCATTAGATGGTGACAACATTGTTGGCGTGTTTAACACCAAGGGTGGACCACATAAATTTATAACTCCGTCAATGATTAATATGGCAGTTGATGCTGGCGGCAGAAGGCTTGATGCTTTTGACATACTAGGAAATAACGGAGCCAGCGGACTGCCACTGTTATATTCCAGAGCCGGATTTATTCCAGTCACAAAACTAAAATTTGACCCGTCTTTTCCACCAGAAGGAATGAGTGTTGATGCGTGGAAGGCTTGGGGTGACAAATATGGCAACCCAGATTTAGTTTTTATGAAGTACGACCCTAATGCTAGCGGTATATTTGATACGAAAGGATTAAAATATTCCAATTCATATGAAGCTGCTGTTAAAAAACAAGGTAAATAGAATGGAAAACTCAAAAGACGCGACAAAATGGCTGCAAGTCATATCAACCTATGACAACGAGTTTAAGAAGTGGGAAGCCAGGACCAGCAAGATAGTCCGCCGCTACCGTGATGACAACCGCTCGCAGTCCAATAACGATACGTCACGATTCAACATACTCTGGTCCAACATCCAGACGCTTGTCCCTGCGGTGTACGCCAAAATGCCAAAGGCCGTGGCCAAACGTAGATTCGGTGACAATGACCAAGTAGGCCGAGTGGCCAGCCAGATTATCGAGCGCGCACTGGACTTTGAGATTGAGCACTACCCGGACTTTAGGTCGGCTATGAAATACGCTGTATATGACCGTTTTCTGGGCGGCCGTGGCGTGGTATGGGTACGATACGAGCCGTATCTGAAGGACCAAGAATCACCGGCAGCCGGGCTACAGGTTACAGACGATACGCTGGACTACAAACTGACATCAGCAGATTCACCTGACAGGGTGGATTCTGAGCGTACAGAGCAAGAGACACCAGAGCAAGAGATTCAAGAAGAAATAGACTACGAATGTACTCCATGTGATTACGTCCACTGGAAGGACTTTGTCCATTCGGTCGCAAGGACATGGGAAGAAGTCACCTGCGTATGGCG